CCTGTCTTGACCACAACTACCAACCCTCCACCCCGGCCCCACGGGACGCAGTGCGTTAGTTATTTCAAATTGCAGTTGCCGTAGAACTTTTGTAACGCTTCGAGTTGAGCGTCGGTTAACTCACCGTGTTCTTCGTACCATTCACGTAACGACTCTATAAAATTTAACGCGCTTCCTTTTACGTGTTTTTCACAGGCATCTAGCATAGCGTCAATATCGTCAAAATCTTTTATTTTCATGCGCAGCTTCTAACGCACACTTTTAGATCAGACAATGGATAAGTAGTTAAGAAAAATTAATAATTTTGTTGATAACTTTGTGGAAAGTGTGTAGCCACGTGGAACATTTGCAAAAGCGCAAAGTAGCATACATTCTTATACAATATGGCAAGAGACGGATCAGTATCAGGCGGGCGCCCGAAGGGCTCACCGAACAAACGCACCTGGGAAGCCCGCGAGATCGCGGAGCGGCTAGGCTTTTGCCCCCTAGAAATACTAGCCCACTTCGCGATGGGGAATTGGAAAGCTTTGGGGTACGATAAGCCCACAAAGACTATTTACAGTGCAGAGGGAATGCCTATAGAGGTCGATCGCATAGACGAAGCTCTAAGGCAAAAATCGGCAAAAGACGCAGCCCCCTTTCTGCTTCCGCAGCTCAAGTCAATGGAGCTCACCGGCGACGCTGGCGCAGCGGCAGCCATGGCACTTACGCAGATGCTAGCTAGCGCAGTAGCGAAGAAGGAAAGCAAAAATGCTGGCAACGGCGGAACTGAGCCCGGAACAGATTCTTGAGGCGTTCGCCTATTACCAAGGGCTGCCCAACACATTCTTTGAAGACGTCTTAGGGGCAGAGCCCGAGGATTACCAAAGGGGCATGAATGATGCTATCGCGCGTTTTGACCGCGTGGCGATTAGCGCTTGCCACGACGTGGGGAAGAGCTGGGATTTAGCACGCATCGTTCTTTGGTACGCGACATGTTTTCCCTACTGCAAGGTAATTACTACCGCTCCTACAGGCCGGCAGGTGGAAAAGATTCTATGGTCCGAGATCCGCTCTGCGCACAAGCGCGCGAAAGTGCCGCTTGGCGGGCGCATGCTCACCACAGAGTGGAAAATCACCGAAGAGGGAGATTGGTTCGCCCTGGGGTTTAGCCCGAGCAACGAAGCTAGCACGGGCGAGGGGCAAGGCACGCAGTCTACGTTCCAAGGCTTCCACGCTCCCTACATCTTGGTCGTGTTCGACGAAGCGACCGGGGTTAAACAAGCTTTATGGACAATGGCGGAAGGCTTGCTCACTTCGGCTAACGTAAAGTTCGTGTGCATCGGCAACCCCACCTCCACGCAGTCCGACTTCTACAAGTGTTTCAGCAATCGCGCCTGGCATAAGATTAGGCTTACTTGCTTCGATAGCCCGAACCTCAAAGCCAACGGCATTACCAATATCGAGGCATTGCAGGCCGAAGTAGACCTGTGCCGCAGCTTAGACGACGAAGCCTTTCACGCGCGCGTGCAGAGCTACAAGGTTGTGAAGCCCTGGCTGCTCACGCTTCGCTGGGTAGTAGAGAAAGCGCTCGACTGGGGTATGGACAGCGCCCTGTTTCTATCCAAGGTGCTCGGCGAATTCCCGGAAGAAGGTGAAAACGTAGCGATACCGCTTAAAGTGGTGATCGAAGCGCAGAGCCGCGAATACTTAGTGCAGGATAGCGACCGCAAAACAATAGGCGTGGACGTGGCGCGATTCGGTACTGATAGCACCGTGATTACGCGCATGCACGGCTGGAAGCACACGAAGAAGAAGGTATACAACAAGCGCGACACTACTTACATCGTGGGCGAGATTATCGCTATGTGCGAAGAAGACATGCCGGACGTGATCGTAGTGGACGAAACCGGCCTTGGTGGCGGCGTAGTGGATTTGCTCGTAGAGGTTCGCAATGCGGGCGTAAAGATTCATTCCCACGTAGAGATTCGCGGCGTGCAGTTTGGCGCTGGCTTTGATGCCGAGAGCCAGGCCGCAGAGAAAGAAAAATACGTGAACGTGAAAGCGCGTATGTTCGACCTGCTAGCCCGCGATATGCGCACGCGGATAGAGCTCATGGACGAAGAAGTATACCAAGCTGAGCTCCCTTCTGTGCAGTACAGCTACGATTCAAAGGGGCGCATGGAAATCGAGTCAAAGGACAAGTTTAAAAAACGCACGGGAAGGGGCAGCCCGGACCACGCGGATAGCCTAGCGCTGGCAAACTTTGGACATTACGACGAACTTACCGTAGGTTCTTTTACTAAGGGACAAGCTAAATCGACTACCGCCAACAAGCCGCGCAGCTGGGCGAAGAAGGGCAAGGAACGCTGGTAATGAAAAAACGCCGCAAAATTCGCACTGCACGACCTAAAGTTCTACGCGAAACTAAAGGGCTTGTTCCGCGCCAGCTAGCCGAGCCCGTGGCTATCGATTTTGGCACGAAGAAGCAAAGCAGCGAAGTAGGCTCGAGCGGAACCGATTTGATCGGGGGAATGTACCGCGAAGAATTCTTGGCCGAATTGCAGGGCACGAAGGCCGCAGAAGCGTACGACAAAATGCGCCGGCGTGAAGCCAACGTAGCGATGCTGCTTGACGCGATTAAAAATCCCATTAAAGGCGCAAACTGGCAGTTTGAGATCGACGATCCAAAAGACCCTGTGCAGCTAAAAATGAAGCGGCTTTGTGAGTGGAACTTTTTCCACGGCTTTGAAGAAGGCTGGGAGCAGCTGCTATCGGAAGTGCTGACGTTCGTAGATTTTGGCTACTCTCTTTTTGAAGTAGTGCACGATTCTAAGAATGTGCCTGAGCTTGCGACCTGGGAAGAGCCCGAAGCAGACCCGGCTAAAGAGGCGCTTGAGGCGGAGAAAGAAGAAGACGAAGAAGAGCCAGCCGAGCTTGCAGAGCCCGAAGAAGAAGAGCTCGAGCCAGCCGCAATGGAGCAAGGCCCCTTAGTTACGTACTTTGCTAAGCTTGGTTTTCGTAAGCAAACCTCTATCTTTCGTTGGAATTTAGAGCGCAAGACCGGAAAGCTAGTGTCTGTTGAGCAGCAGACAATGGGCGACACTTCTAAACAAACTTTAGTTAACATTCCGGGTGAGTTCTGCCTAGTGTTCACCAACAAGAAAGAGGGCGATAACTACGAGGGCATTTCTGCTCTGCGCCCCATGTACGGCGCGTACTTGCGCAAAGACTTGTACCTGCGCCTTGCTGCCATGGGAGCGGAAAAGAGCGCCGTGGGTACGGTTATCGGAACCACGCCCGCTAGCAAAGCAAACTCCAAAGAAGACGCGGCTTTCGAAGCGCTCCTAGAAGCGTATAGCGGCAACGAGTCTTCTTACATAAAAATCCCCGAGGGCTGGAAGGTAGAAATCCAGTACGGAGAGTTTGACCCCGACAAAATGGTCAAGCTGCTCACGTTTGAAAACGAGGAAATGAGCAAAAGCGTAATGGCTAGCTTTTTGAACCTCGGTACGGGCGGAAATTCTAGCGGCCTGGCAGTAGGCGGTACGCTCTCTAACTTCTTCCTATCGGGCATTCAGGCATACGCGAATCTAATTTCCGGCGTGATTAACCGCAAAGCTATTCCGGCGCTTTGCCAGCTAAATTTCGGGCCGCAGAAAAGCTACCCGAAGCTAAAGTGCACGGGCATCAACGACAAGGCAGGCAAAGAGCTCGCGGACATTATCGTGTCTCTGCTCGGCGCGAAGGCGCTCACCGCGGATAGCAAGCTAGAAGACTTCCTGCGCCTGCAGTACAAGCTGCCTAAGGTAGATCCAGACTCCGCGCGCGAGCAGCCCGCGCCCGTGTTTCCGGGGCAAGACCCGAACGATCCTAATGCGCAGGGCGGACCAAAGGCGCCTGGCGACAAGAAAGCGCCCCCAGGTGCGCCTCCCCCCGGCAAAGATGCGCCCGCGAAAGCTGCAGAGCGGCGCCTAAAGTTTGCGGAAGGCTACCGCTCACAGTTCAATTCCAGCAAAAGCGGCACCAAGGCGCTCATGGAAAAGCACTTAAGGCTTTTCGGTGACGACCTAATGCAGAAGTGCAAGAAAAACTGGGAAGCGCTCGGCGAAGACCATAAAGACAACGCGGTAAAAGACGTAAGTATTTCTGCCGGATTGCTAGCAGACTATAAGCGCGAGCTGCGCGAAGTGTTAGCTACGTCAGCTACCGCGGCTATTGCGCAGGCCAGAAAAGAAGTACCGAGCGCCGCTAAAGTGAAGTTCGGCGACTACGATAAGCTAAACCCGATCGTTAAGCGGGCGATTGAGTCGCAGCTTTCGTTAGTGGTGAACAGCCAAGCCGCGGACATGCAGAAAGTGGTGCTGTTCCAGTTTGCGAGCTCGGCAGCTGCGCAGACCAGCGTAGAAGGAATTCTGCTAGACGTAGAAGAAAAGCTAGCGCCTATCTTAGAAGGTAGCGTAGGCGGGGGAATGTCGATCGACGCGGCGGCTGGCGACCTGGTGGCGCAAGTTACGCAGAATAGCCGTAACTCGTTTTTCTTCGAACCCGAAGT